AAAATCTGCAGTCATTGCTCCTGCTTGTGTTGCACTCGTTGCACTGCTAACCTTATTAAGAAAATCACCTGCGGCAGCACCAGCTGCACCTTTAATACCCAATGTTGCATCTTGATATTGTAGTTGGGTGTTGTCAACAACACCTTCTGGTATTGGTAAATTGTATACATTTTTTATTTGGGCTGTTTTACCATCAACTCTGCCATATGTAAACTCTTTAGAAATGAGAATCATTCTGTATTCTTCTGGTAAATCTGATGGAAATGTTTCGTTACCAGTTGAGGTATTTTTAGCTCTGTTTGCAAGTATTTTTGCACCAGGCGACACTGGTGCTTTTTTATTAAATTTTAAATCTCTGATTGGCATTCCTATAAATAATCCTATGAGTTATAAAGGCAAATTTAGTCCTAAACGACCTGCAAAATACAAAGGTGATCCCACAAATATTATTTATAGGAGTTTGTGGGAACTAAAGCTCATGTCTTATTTAGACTCCCACCCCGACATTGTTAAGTGGTCGAGCGAAGAGTTTTTTATACCGTATAAGAGCCCTATTGATGGTAAATACCATAGATACTTTCCAGATTTTTGGGTGAAGAAGAAAGATGGCTCTTGTGTTGTCATTGAGGTCAAACCAGCTGCACAAACAAAAGAACCAGATATTAGAAAAAAGAACAACACACCATCTGGCAGAGTAAGTAGACGATATTTAAAAGAAGTTAAGACATACGGAATTAACCAAGCTAAATGGAAAGCTGCTCAACAGTTCTGTGAAGATAGAAGATGGAAGTTTCAAATAATGACAGAGAAAGAATTAGGAATAAAGTATAATGGCTAGTTACTTATTTACAGATCTTCTTAAAAGAGCACCAGCTGAAATTAGAAATAATGTTGCTGATGCAAGAACATGGTTAAATCAAAACATACAAACGACAGTAACGCCTGGACGTCTGCTTAGACAAGATCCCGATAGACCTAGTAGGATTTCAAGTAGACCAAATCCTGGAACTCTAAATATGTTTCTATATGATGCAAAGACAAAAGCAAAACTACCATACTTCGATAGATTTCCTTTAATACTTTACGCTGGTAGTACTGGTGATGGATTTACAGGATTAAACCTACACTATTTACCTCCATTACTTAGAGCTAGATTGTTTGATAGAATGTATCAAGGTAATCCACAATTAACAGCATCAAACCCATCAACTGGACTAGCGATTGCAACAGCATCAAGACTGAAGTATTATAAGCCATGCTTCAAAAGGTATCTAAATAGTAATGTAAGATCTAGATTTGTGCAAATATATCCTGAAGAATGGAATCTAGCTATTTTCTTGCCTACAGAGAGATTCTCTGGAGGATCAAAGGGAGAGGTGTTTAGCGACACTATAGGTAAGATAGGTTAATGGCTTTTAACAATATAGTAAACAACATTAGAACTGGAATTGGTATTGCAGGCACGGCTGTTAATGCTGTAGAAGGCCTCATTGGTGCCAATAGAACTGGTGGTCAAAAGAAATTTAATGTAGGTAATCTTGTAAGCACGTTAAGTTCGAGTGGAGGACTACTTGAGCCAAATATGTCATTGTTAGAAATGACAGCACCTCTAGCTTTAGCTGGGGATAGTAGACCGGTTAATTTTTTGTGTAACTCAATGAACTTACCAACCAGATCAATGGATGTAATTGATCATAAGAGACATGGTTATGGTGTTTCTGATAAAAGAGTACAGGGTGGGTCATATGGTGATCTGGTTTTGTCTTTCTTTGTAAGCAATGATGGTGAACCTATAGTATTTTTTAACGAGTGGATGGATAATATATTTTATACCGACGCATCGTCTGGTCAATCAGCCGTAAGTAGAAATGGTACACAAGTATTTAATATAAGATACAGAAAATCCTATACTGTTGATATGTCTGTGTTAGTTTTCGATAAAACCCAAACACAAATTCTAAAATATACATTCTATGAAGCATTTCCAACAAATATTGGCGATGTACAATTGGAATGGGGTGCTACTGACTCCTTCGCTGTCGTCGGCATTCCATTTACTTACAGATTTTACACTATTGATAAAATTGATAGACCAGTTAATTCCTTATCATCAGGTGGTATTCTTTCTGAAATCAAAAACGGATTAGGTGTAGTTAATAGACTTCTGAATAGCTCACCAGCTAGAAATATACTACAAGGATTGAATGTTGCATCTGCACAAAAATTATTTTAATGGTTAAACAATGGAGGCTTAATTATGGGATTACCTGTTCTACCACATCCCACTTTTGAACTAACGATTCCGTCAACAAATGAAAAAATTAGATATAGACCCTACTTAGTAAAAGAGGAAAAGATTCTTTTACTAGCACAGCAGTCTGGTGAACCTCAAGATATTATTGAAGCTGTATCACAAATTATTTCTAACTGTGTTAACAATTACGACACAACAAGCATTACAAGTTTTGATACAGAATATATTTTCTTAAAACTCAGAGCTAATAGTGTATCTGATTTAGCAACTATTAATGTATACGACGATGAGACTGAACAATACGTTGAGGTTGAAGTTGATCTTAACGATGTTCAATGTCCAATCATCGATCAAAACAATATTATTCAACTCAGCGAAGGTGTATCTATTACATTAAGATATCCAAAGTATACTGATCTGCTTAAAATTAATCCGGACGACGATTTTGAAACATCAACAGATTATCTAGCTATGTGTATTGATAAAGTTTTAAATGGTGATGAGGTTCTGGAGCTTAAAGACTTCTCAAAAGAGGAACAAGAAACGTTTATCAATTCCTTTAGTGCTGATTCCTTTAAAAATATTAAAAAATATTTCGATACAATGCCTAAAGTAACGATGGAAATCGAGTATAAAGTAAAGGTGAATAATAGAAATAAAACTAAAAAGAAGAAATTAGAAGGAATTGCTGATTTTTTTTAGTGGCGCTGTCCCATATTAATATTGCCAGCTACTATAAAATTATCTTTGGGATGGCCCAGCATCATAAATACAGCATAAAGGAAATTGAGGAATTATATCCATTTGAACGTGATCTTTATTTTGAAATGTTGATTGAATACTTGGAACAAGTAAAAAACGAACAACAAAACTAAGGTCAAGAAATGGCACAGAAGAAGTTAGAAAAAAATAGTGAGTATGAGAAGTATGATTTAGACGGAGATGGCATTGTTTCCGATGAGGAACTAGCTACAATGAGAGAAATTGAGGAGTTGGAGATGCAAGAACGAAAGGCTTTAGCACAAAGGCGTATGGCTTGGGTTTCAATGGCAGCAATGCTGTTATTTACGCTTGTAGTTATTATTCCAGGAGTTATTCCCGAATCAAGATTAAAGCTACTTGCTGATCTATCAGCATTATTTTACATAGCTATGGCTGGTGTTGTAGGTGCTTATATGGGTATGACAGCATATATGTCAAGGAAATAGTAAATGGCGTCAGTTCCGGAACAAAGACACAACCAAGTAGTTGGTACTTTATCAAGCATTAACAGTACATTATTGGGTATCAAAACCCAAAATGAAAGACTGCGTCAAACAATTATTGATCGAAGTAATGCAGAAGTAAAGGCTGAAGAAAAAGGCGAGAAACAAACTCTTCGTGAGAGAGCAACAGCCTTTATGAAAAGTTCCGGAAAAGATGACAAGCCAGACATTAAACCAAAAGACCAAAAAGCAGGTGCTAAGCAAAGCGGAAGTGGTGGTGGTGAAGCTTCTTTGCCCATGTTTGCTAAAATTATGGGATTGGCAACATTAGGTCTTTTATTTAAGGATCAAATTATTGGTTTCTTCACAGGATTATTGGGTCAGTTTTCAGGCTTTATAAATGATTGGTGGGAAAATACATTTAAACCAGCTGCTGAAAAATTATATATAGCACTTGTACCTGAACCTCTTAGAAATGCAATAACAAGTATTAGTAATTGGTTTGGTGAACAATGGGCTGCTTTGCAAAATTCCAGTTTTTGGAAGTTTCTTTTTGGTAATGAAGAAACTGGAGAAGAGGGTGCTTTATCAGGACCAATTAAATCAGTAAAAGAATGGTTTGGTAATGCAACAGAAGCGCTTGGTCAATTTGGCAAAGACATAGGTCTATTCAATGAGGACGGATCTTTTTCACTAGGTGGTGCACTTGCTGGTGGAGCTGGAATAGCTACCATTACCACGCTGTTTGGAGCAAAGGGTTTATTTTCTTTATTGACCGCTCCTCTTAAAATAATTACCAAAGGTATCGGCGGCCTTGCAAAATTTGGATGGAAAGGATTAACTGCTGCACTGAGTGGATTAATGTCCTTTTTGCCTAAAGGAGCTGGTGCTGCTGGTTCTAAAGCTGTTGCTGGTGGTGCAAGTGCAGCTACTGGTGCAGCTGCTGCTAAAGATTTGGGTAGAGAAAATGCACAAAGAGGAAGAAATTTAACTGATAAACAAAAAGTAAATCTTGAAAAACAAGGTTTAAAAGTAAGTAAAGATGGAGCTATTACTGATTCAAAGGGAAGAATGGTTTCAGCAGATAAGGCTTCTGCAGCATTAGATAAAACAGGTGCAAAGGGTGGCGGCGGTGCACCGAAAGTTACTGCTGGAGCGGGGGCTGCGCCAACTGCATCTAAGGGTGGCGGCGGTGCTGGTAGAAAACCACCTACAGGAGGAAAGCCTGCCGTAGATTTAAATAAGAGTGTTTCAAAATTTCCCAAATTAGCTCAAGCTGCGAAAATTGCAGGTAAGGTACCTTTAATCGGTACAGCTATTTCAGCTTTTATGGCAGGCAACATTTTATTAGATGATTCAATTCCAGTTAAGGATAAGGTAGCAAAATTAGCTGGTCTCCTTGGTGGTATTGGTGGTGGTACATTAGGTGCATTTGTTGGTGCACTTGCTGGGAGTGTGTTTCCGGGACCTGGAAACTTAATTGGTGGTATTGGAGGTGGTGTACTAGGCGGCCTTTTAGGTGATACGATGGCAGAAGGTTTAGCTCAATGGATGTTGGGCGAGAAAGTGACAGCCTTTCCTAAGTTTGAAGACAGTTGGTGGAATCCATTGGGTGGCATGGATATGAACTCACTCTTCAACGGTGGTGATTCGAAACCAAAAGGTGCTGAAGGAGGAGGATCATCTGGAGAAAGCATTCCTTCAATGTCTAAAGGCCAGGCTGAAGAAACACTTAAATCCGGTGGTGGTACTGATATACCCGAAACCGGTGCTGCTGGTTCAAATGCGGATGTACCATCTATTACAGCCGGTCAATCATCTGTGAAGGATGCAAAAATTGCATCAGTCAGTAATGAAGGTGTTGCTTCTGGTGTTGCAGCTAAACAACAAGGCGCTAGTTCTCCCCCTGTTGTGATTAATAACGACAATCAAAGCGGCGGAGAAGCTTCACCACCACCAGCACCGCCAATAGTAATTGCTCCTCCGCCATCTCAGATACCTAAAGATGTTGGCCGTAAATATGCATACGGTGTAGCTTAACCTTTAGCTAGGTTCTCAAAGAAAGACAAACCTGCATCAGAACTTTGATCTGTTTCTTCGTTATCCTCAGACCAAGACTCAGGTTGTGATGGCTGTTCTCTTACTGCAACGGTCCTTGGCTTTGGTGACTCAACAGTAAGTTCATCTGCAGTAACTGTATTCGCAGTACCATTTCCATCAAGTGCAAGTGCACGATATAGTTTTGATTTCAGTTCATCATAAGACATGAAGTTAGAAGGATCCACAAGTGCTGCCAAAGATTTCTCTTTGTTGTAGATTTTTTCTAGCTCTTCATCATCATCTGATAGAGCTGAAGGTGAATCAAACTCAGACTTATCGTAGTTACGATAACCTTCCACATTACGCATCTTCAATCGGAAGTTTGCGCCTTCCCATAGGTCAAAAGGATTGACAGAGGTTTCATCATCAAACTCTGGTGACATCATATCAGTGAGTTTATCAAAGATCTTCTTACCATACTTGTAGAGGAAAACCTTACCTTCATTCTCAGGATTAGCAGGATCCTTAACGACATAGATGTTACTAATGTATGACAGACGACGTTTGGTATACGTACGAACAAATGTCTTATCAGCTTCAGTACCTTGACTCCAAAGCATAGAATTGTATTCAGAAACAGGACACTTCTGACCAAGAGTTGTTAGTGACTTCTCAATGAACCATCCACCAGGACCTTTAAAACCATGATCCCAAATACGAACAAAAGGAATTTCCTCGCCTTCTGGTGCAGGTAGGAATCGAATGATAGCCATACCGTTACCAGACTTATCAACTTCTGGCTTCCAGTAGTCATCTTGTTCACGATTTTGTGGGGATGAGTTTAACTTGCTTAGCTCTGATGTTAGCTTCTCAAGTTCATTCTGACGGTTCTTCTTTAATGTAGCGAACGACATGTATTTCTCCTTAATGTAAGCGATGTATACGTTTTATCCAAAGTGTTCCATAGTATATGACTTAAACTTCTTCAAGTCAACATTATTTATAAAGAATGGCTTGTATTTTTCACATTTATTTTTCAAGTCATTCCATATTGGGTCTTTAGCCATAGCGTTGTCCCAATACCAGAAGAATG